CCCAGCCATAAAATAAAGGTTCATTAGAAAACAGAAAATCATGTAAAATACTACATTTTGTTAAAACAGTTTTTCCATGACCTCTTGGCAATATTACTGCCAACTGTCTGTGGCTTAAATCATTTAAAGCATCAGCTACTTCATAATGAAAAAAAGGAGATTCAGATCTCATGAAATCATCAGGCAAAAATAATTTACCAAAAGCAATTAAATCATTCTTAGCAAGCATGAAGGTTTCTTCTTCTTTTGAAACATTATGTAGATTTATATTACTCATATATTTCTGGATCTAGTCTGTACTCTTTGTCAACTTCACATATATCCATTAAATTATTGCATACAGTAGAAGCAATTTTATAATATTTTTTTTCAGGAGTATTAGTTGCTTTTGCCATCCTTTTTACATTGCACTCTAAAGGTCTTTCATCATATATTCCGCATTCACCTTCATCTGTTAAATGTACACAAGCTCCATCCTTCCCTTTAGGTACCAACCCCATGCTAGCATTTAAGTAACAACAGGCCGTACATTTAGAGCATTCAAACTTCATTCTTCGTTTAAAAAGTTTTCATCTCTTTCCTGCCTTCTTACTTCCTGTACCATAAATTCCTGGGGTCCTTTTATTTGCTCTGTTTTAGAGTCATAAAACTCTCCCTCTCCGTCCATATTTACATACCTATTTGAATTTAAATCGCCCTTATATTTTGAAGGAAGAGTATCTCCAGGTTTAGGAACTGGTACTCCTGAATAAAATGCAGCGACATAATCATAATCTCTATTTGATGGATGGTTTATATCATGATGTATACCAAGCAAACTCGATACTTGGGAAAACCATTGTTCAAATGTTGGTCTATTTTCCATTAAAATCCTCCATATTTTTCGAAATCTTTTTGATATACATTATATACATCATCTGAATCCTCGTACTCTACAAAACTATCATCTGTTATACCAAATCTTCCATAAAAATTAATATCTTCAGCTCCAATCATATCCATTATATCACCTAAAGCTCCTGTACTTCCTGCAAAATCCCAACTATCTGCTAAGGATAAAAATGGCTTACCACCCTCTACTCCAATACTCCAATTAATTCTACCTAAATCTAAATCAGTAAAATGACTGACATCTACACCCTCTACATCACTTAATCTTAGTACTTCACCTTCATTTAAGTTTTCAATCCTTTTATTAAGTATATCTAAATTCTCCCGACTTCCTTGAAACCATTTAAATTCAACAAAAGGAGTTACATCGTATATTCTTTCATTTTCTCCAAATGAATAAGGTCTTCTTGAGGGAACAACAGGCGAATCAGTTAATCCCATTTCCTCAGGTGATTCATAACCAAAAAATGTTTTTAATAAATTTGGGGCAGGGCTAACTCCATATCGACTTATTGAAGCGGTTCTATCGGTAGAGAGTTCATTCATAGTTAAAGGCCTTTGCCCATGATACCCTCCAACTTCTCCTGTAAATATATTATCAAATCCAGCAGGCCAAAACCCCCAATTCGATGAACGTGCATCCGATCCAGCAAGATATGCAGCCTTCCTTACAAGCTCTACTTCTTCATCTGTATCCATCTCTTCCTTTAGATAATCAGAAACACTTTCACCCCCTGTACTACTTGGATCCATTACACCTAATAGATAATTCCAGCCCATACCCCATTTACTTACATTGCCTGACATTACTTAGCCTCTATTTCCTCAGGTCTCTTAGCCTTTGCTATAACCTTCTCATCAAAACCCTGAAAAACAGCTCCTGATATTTGTGTAACAGAAGTTTTATTTTTATCCTCAAGATCCATAATATCAGCTAACTTAAATAATGCCTTTAACTTTGTTTCATCCTTTTCAGAAGATCTTGCTATTGAATTAATACCACCTATTATAGTAGTCTCATCAATACCCAATTCCTCTAATACAGGCTTTAACTCTTCTTTCATTGCAGTCCTCACCCTTGTTGTTTTTATAAGTTGCCCAGCACGCAATCCTGCATAGTGCGGGTCATTAGTCGGGAATGCCTTTAGATACGCCATGCGAGCATCCATTCCAGATGCGATATACTGGACAAAAATCTCCTCACGACTAGAAAGATTCTCTCTCTCTTCTAATCTTTGATCTCTGTCTATGTTACCTCCAAAAGAGTATATATTGACCCTTTTAGAGGTATCCATTTTTGAATTATTTGACACAATAAAAGTACCCGTACAAGTACCGATATATTTCACCTGACGAACCCTTCCTTTGGGCTTAATCATGTTGCCTTCTCTTAAAATTTGTATCACGCAACCATCGTCAGCTTTCACCCAATCACTTATATGACCATCCCTCCAATCCTCAAGGTACTTTATTTTCTTAGGCACCTCTTCTATTGTGTCAAAAACTATATGATTAATTTTGTTTACTTTATAATGTCTCATTCTTATACCCAAACTCCGTCAGGATGTTTGGAGCGTTATGCAACCCCTAAAATATCATTTGAATTCGCTAACTCCCTAACACTCTCTGCAAACTCTCTTGTTATTGGTATCACATGGCCATTAACTTCAACCTCAGTATATAGATCATCTTCTTCAAATATTTCCTGTATATCTAACACCTTATGATTTTCAGTATCGTAAATAATTCTTAAAGTATATTTTTTGATGTTCATACAGATATCCCCTGTATAGCGAATGCTAAATTTTTTAGAAATTTTAACTGTAAACTTCGCTTTAAGCCAGTAATAAACTCCCATACTTAAACTTATATTACAGCAATTTTTATCGGTTATCGGGGACAAACTCTTTATCCTATATGGAGAGCAACCCAACTTCTGATCCTTAAAGCAGAACGATTCTCACGTGTACTTTTAGGATGATATCAAAAAGGAACATGATACCGATTGATAAATATAATATGATATAAATCACAAAAACAAGAGGTTTTAAAAATTATGCAATTTTAATGTGTGGTCTTTTATAAAAGTGTACCCCCTTATCGGTGGATTATCACTATCGTAATTTAGTTATTTTTGATTTATGTTTTAATGTTATTTTTAGAAGTTTATGAACTCATACATAAGGAGAAGTATATTATGGCTAGGAAAATAATAAAGCGTAATAGTTACGAACCTACACAAAGGCTAGAGGGAGATACTATAGAGCTAGATGTTAGTGATCCTATTCAAGCTGCATTTAAAGGCAGATGGATAAGAGACGTGTTGGATGGTAACTTTGATAATGCTGAATCCATGCAAAAAACAGCAGGTATATTTGTTAGTAAAACAAAGCATGTACCTGTTGAGGTTGGAACTAAGACAGTATATACCTTAAAGTCTACTACTAGTAAGAAGACTATGAAGGTTGAATCAGATGATGTGTTTAATACTCTGATGGATACAGGAGGTTTTACTCTTGAAGATACTGAAATAGTAAAGATCATGCAGTAAGAATCTATTGGGGGGTTGAAATCCAGTTTCATCCCCTCAATTTAATTTATATTAATATTTAATTTAATAGATACATACGGAATATGGATTGACATGGCAATGCGGTCTCTCAAATCGTATACACATGTACATACTATATATACCAACTTATACTAAACTTAAGCATAAGGTACAGTTGAAACTCCACTATTAATGTGACTTAGCGCAAGTCCGTAGTTTAGCGACTATGTAAGAAAGCATATGATAGGATGAAGAATACCAAGGCCTTATGCTTATTAGATTTATGGGGACTTACAGTAAATCTCGCACAGAGGCGTATTCTAGACTATGGTCTTGTTTAAGGAGTATGTATGTATTTAATTACAAGTTCCCATAAAGCGTAAATATATTAAAAGAATTCGTAAGAATCGGCAGTATCATGTCGTTAGGATAAGTATAGCAATATACCCAAAGTGACTTGAGTGTTACAACGAGCTCAATAGCGCATGTCTAGTAATAGACGGTCCAAAGATACAAGCTTCTACGTATATAGTCTCGAAGGCAAAGAGAAGATATATCATCAAGATGGTAATTGATGTGAGTATGGTAACATACAATAGGATAAGGAGTAGGAATAAATGGCTTTCATAAGCCTATAAAGTTGAGTAACATAGTTCATTCTATGTGAAAGCATTGGTAGCTTGAGTGTGACAGCAAGAGCGTATTCCAGTATTATGGTTAATCCTTTAGTGATAAAGGGCAACACCAAACATACCATAGTTTATAATATGTCAGTTATAAATTGTAGTTGTGAGCGTAGTATTTACTATCTTAATAGGATAGCAAGCTACTTCGTGAGCGACTCATAACATTTACCGTTATCGGGACAAAAAAATGATAACAACGAAAAACAGCCACGATTGTTAGATAAATAGGGTTCTAGTACTTAAATCTCTTGAAATACCAGAGAGCATGCTTAGTCTCAAGCTTAGTGTGTGTTGTAGTGAAAGCACTATATGGGTAGGCATATTCATATAGATGTGATGTAGCTGCTGATGACATTTAACAATAAAGAGTGATGATCTATAGCCATCGAGCCTGCTAGGGTACTATTCGCAAGGATAGTGGATGAGGACAAAACCTCTTAAAGAAATTAGGGGAACATAGTCTGCAAGTCTTAGCGTCCGATAGCCTACTCTCAGCTATCGAAAGATTTTTTATAATCAAGTAAATGAAAGGGGTTCAAAATAATGAATTATGAATTGTTAACCAATAATACTATGAGAATTTTTAATGAAATCATAGCTAAAGAAGAAGAGGATTTGATGAATAAGAAGATTAAAGAGCATTTAAAGANTCTAGGTTTGCGAAAAAATCAAAAGATAGATGGATATTTTATAGGTGTAGATTTTCTTAAGGTTAAAACATCTTATAAGAATTGTTCAAATCTTGTTACTATTAAAATATCATCAGGACATATAATTGATGTTCGTAGCTTAGGAAGAGAGGTTAGGTAAATGATTTACATTATGGCAACAGTATTTATAATAATATGTGTAGCATCAGTATGTTATAATAAAGGTGTTAGAACACAGCATCATGATAGTAGACATGACT